ATGATACACGTGGGCACCAATCGGGGTCAATATGGGGTATTTGTCAGGATTTCCACACATCTGTTGACATGTTTCCGATTTAATGCTTATAATGGAGACAAGTCAGACAAGGACTAGGAACCTGACCTAATAACCTTCTGATTAGATCTATCTATATAAGATACGATCCAATTACAACTGATTGTTAAGCGGATTTGACAGTTAAACAAAAATCCTCTATTGTTAAATCAAGTCGAGAAGCACAACGACTTTAAATAACTGATCATGCTTAAAACAAACTCAAGAGACTTAATTGTCTAGCGTGTTGGTAGCACGTGACACCAGAGGGACATTGACTGACCTGGGATTGAGTGGAAGAGCCAGCCGATTTCTGCAATTCGGGGGCCATGTGTGAATATGTTCATGTGCTAATGTGCATAGACAACATCAGATGCAAGCTCTGACATTAGCCTTAGTATATTATTACTACTTATGAATGATTTAGTTATCGAGAACATTTATGAAGAACTCATGGATGAATTGAAACAATGTGGAACACTGCCTATGTATAATGAGCAGATGATCCATGAGGAAGTGATGACTCGCTTCTATGGTCAACCATCCCAACTTGAGTTCTATTTATGAATGATCTTAAACCCTATTTCAACGGCTGTGTTATGCTTAATAAAGCAGCCGCCAAAGATGAGGCAGTCATGGCTATGTTAGAGAATCAACACTCTAAAGGCTGGCCTGTTGCCTCTGGCTTTGGTACTCGCTATACTTGGCGAGAGCTGGCTGGGTCTTCACCTAGGTTCAACTCCTAGGGTCAGCATTGACTCTCAATGAGAGAGTCTTTAAATAAACATGAACAAATTCAAACAATCTCGGTTCAAGTTATTCCCTTCTATGAAGTGGAGGACTAGCGAGTGGGTGAAGTACATCTTACCTGATGTTAAGAATGGTACATGCTTACTAGAGACTAAGGACGGGAGCTTGTATGAATATGCTAACGTGTCAAGGCGTGCTATGGTTAACCTAAGAATGAATCCAAATATGTCATTTGGTTTCTGGGCTAATCAAAATCTAGTACACTCTGAACGGGCTATTCAATTATGATGCTGCCACTTGCTCTATTGCCTATCATTCTAACCTACTTAATCATCGAGAACGTATGAACTATTCCATGAAGAACACAAAGCAAGAGCTACTCAATGCACTTGCTACCAGTGATGCGACTGAACTTAAGGAGCAACGCACTGCCCTAGTGTGGATACTCTTTGTTGTTACATCAATTGGGTTTATGTTCTAAGGTGTTGGAGTACCGAGGGTTCGATTCCCTCGGCACCTATTACCACTCGCTGAGAGTGGTCAACTTAAACAAGTGAGCTATTCACAACTAAGTAAAGGTTCTCGTGCAATTGTTGCAAAGTTTGAACTTGCGACCTCTCAAGAAGTACAGTTAGGATGTGATTGGTACTCATCCGCTTTCCATACCTGCGCAAGGATGGGTAAGATGTATGATGTACCTATCTCTACATGTGCAGCTGTTATCGCTGCGCTATCACCTAACAACAGATGGGAGAGAAACATTAAGGATGCTGAGGATATCATCAAAGCTTTTACACATGGTGATGATGATGACGTAATGGCTGTTAAGTGTTGTACTTACACCATTAATAAACTCAAGGCACTTAATATTCTTAAGTCAACAAGTATTCATCATGAAACAATTCTTAAAGGACCAAAAACAATTGAGTTCTATCATTGTATTATGTTAGAAGATGATGTATGTATTGACGGTCATGCTTATTCTATCTGGTTTGACAAACGTTTAACCATGAAGCAAGTACCTAACATCGGTAAGAAGTTACGTGCTACTATTAAGCAGGATTATAAAGATGCAACAACATTCATCAATGAGGAGATGGATGCTCAATACCTACCCTCAACTATCCAGGCTGTAACCTGGGTCACACACAAGCGTATCTATGGGGTATGATATCCCATGGGTACGCCCATTAACCACCATCATCGAGCATGAGCATGAGCATTAACGCAGACTTCAACGCCTATCATAAGGCAAACCCAAGTGTGTATGAAAAGCTACGCACGCTAGCACTACGCCTTAAGCGTGTAGGTGCAAGTACCTATGGTATGAAAGCTTTGTTCGAGATACTTCGTTATAACGCTCTATTACAGAGTGATAAGAAGTTCAAGCTCTCTAACAATTACACAGCCTACTATGCTAGGATGTTAATGAAGAACGAGCCAAGACTGGCAGGTTTCTTCCAACTTCGTACCCTTAGATCATCATGACCACATTCATTGTATGGGTATGTATAGTAACACTGCTATACATATTCCTTAAGAACATCCACCAAAACTATTAACATGTCACACAACGGACAACCAGAGTATTACACTCTCACATCTATATGTCAGTTCGATGGATCACCTACCCAATTAGGTATCTTTGAGAATATGGCAGCTGTATCAGCAAGGCTTCAGTCATGCTATACATCATGTGGTGATGAGTACCGTATTGAGTGCTTCCATCTAGCCACTGAAGAGGCAGAGACAGAGCGTTGGCTTGACCTCAAGAGACAGAGGGCAGAGGCCAAGGCTAAGAATGAGCTACCACCTAGTCCACCTGATCCTGTAGAAATCAAGGCTGATGAGAACATGGATTATGAAGATGGAGGTACGATGGACGATGGGATTTTAAGGGGATACTAAGATGATGCAACTTACATTAAATGTGCCCATCCGAATAGATGAACTGCCCATTAAAGAACAGATGATTATTGTTGATTTCATTAATCACTATGCTTCAGTTGATGAAGAAGAACGTGCTAAACTATTAAGGAAACTAAAAGTATGAATGTACCTAATTGGCAACACCACTCTAAAAAACAATCTAAGTGGACAGTTAAGCCACATGCTATACGTTCACACAAGGCCGCACTAAAAGCACTCATTAGAAAACTAAATGTTTACAAAGCGTGAGTTAATGCCTATACTCTGGACACTACTGTTCATCATGGGTGTAGGTACAGTTACATGTTCAATCATGTATTCACAACGTTATCAACCAATTAACAAATCACTTAGTATATAATCATGAAAAGAAAGCGTAAGAGTAAGTTCAAAGAACTCAACTCATGGCAAGCAACAGACCAGCTCACACCAGTATCTATTGTTGATGGGCTAGAAGCATCAGTGAATTGGGAACTACCACCAGCCTATGTATGTATAGTGAGAGCTATTCATCCTGATGGTACTCTTACCGAGCGTGCTTATAAACAAGGCAAAGCCGCTAAGAAATTCATGATGAAGACTATTGCTGAGGGTGGTGACTTCACTCTATTAACTGACCAAGTATTACAGGACACCTACGAAATTACCTATTATGGTACCGATTAATGCAATGGATCTAGCAGAGCTTCTTGAATGTGAAGGTTATGCAGTAGATCCTGATACGGGTGAGGTATATACTGAACCCAATGGCAAGCGTACACTCCTTGTTATACTTGCCGCCCTGAATAAGTTATATGTAGCCCATGATGCAGAGTTTCAATTAGGATTCTATATTCCACATTGGAAATGCTACGACATGGATGGCTATTGTGACTTACATCCACATGAACAACAATGCAAATGCTATGATGTTTGAACTATCTCAAGAGGACATTGAGACCCTCGACCAACACGAATACTCTCTATTTTTGGCTTATGGCGACACCTTCACAGATCAAACAACAGTACCAGCTGGAGAAGGAAGCTATCAGCTGTGGGAAGATGAAGCTACACGACTCATTGAAGAGACTGGAGGAGAAATCCTACGCCTCGGCAAGTGTGTACGGAGTCAGCTCAATAGCTACGGCCCTTCCTTTAGTGATCAAAGAGATCGAATCGACCAAGAAAAAGCTTCGTAAAGGTAATTCAGGTAGGTACTATCTACCTATCGCTGAACATCTTGATGAGCTTGAATCATTAGCCATTGCCACCATCATAATGAAGGTGACCTTTGACCTAGTGTTCTCTACTAAACGTGACCAAGACTATCTCTCTAATATAGTATCCTCTATAGGAGGAGCACTAGAGAATGAATGTAAGTTCAGGTGGTACCATACAGAGTACCCTGGCCTTATGAAATACATAGAGGATAAGTATTTCCATGAGTCATGTGGCACCGCACAGAGGGTTAGCATAGCTAGCCAGATGTTTGGTAAGCGTGACATCCGTTGGCCCGCATGGGGTCTCAAGACTAAGATACAAATAGGTACCTGGGGCTTGACCTGTGCTATCAATGCAACGGGATGGTTTACTAAAGACTATGTAAAGAACAGGAAGAGATTAATCCTTAAGATTATTCCAACTGATTCATTCGCAGAGATTCGTAACCAACTCATAAAGACAGCTGAGTTATTCAGTGGTATGCCCTGGCCTATGCTAGTCGAACCCAATGACTGGACTAATGAAAGACTAGGCGGCTACTTGATTAATGAGCTGATGAAGGGGTACGATTTGACTAGGCGTGGTAACCCCTCAGTAATACATGGGGAACTTCCTATTAGCTTTTTAAACAAGCTACAAAAGGTAAGGTACCGTGTCAACACCCACGTACTGGACGTGGCACACCATTTCTCTAATAAAGGTGAGAGTATAGGTAAATTTATACCTATTATTAGTACCTTTAAACCTTCTACACCACCTGATATAGATACTAATCCTATAGCACATAAGAAGTGGAAGAGAGAGATGGCTGAAGCTTACAACCAAGACAGGTTAAACTTTAAAAGATCCGTTAGAACACGGACACAACTAGAGGCGGCTGATAAATTTAGGGGTAAAGATTATTATCTTTGCTGGTCTTTCGATTATAGAGGAAGAGCCTACCCTATACCAGCATATTTATCGCCTCAAGATACTGACTTTGGAAAGTCACTGATAAGATTTGCTGATGAATCACCGATGACTTTAGAGGCAGAGGAATGGTTGTCTTTTCAAGTAGCTACTACTTATGGAAAAGATAAAGATACCTTTGACGATAGACATCAATGGGTTCAAGAGAATCTTGTCTTAATTACTAGGGTCGCTCAAGATCCTATTGGAAACTTGTCTGATTGGGAAGGTGTTGAGGAGCCGTGGCAATTTATGGCTGCATGTCATGAATACTACCACTGCTGTATTAAATGTGATAAACATTATACAGGTCTTATGGTAGCAGTAGACGCTACATGTAGTGGTCTACAGATACTAGCAGGATTAGCTAAAGATCAGTCAACAGCTGAGTTAGTTAATGTATGTCCTGCTGATAAACCACAAGATGCTTACAAAGCTGTGGCCAATGAATCTAAGAAGTATTTACCTAAACGTATGCACTCTTGGATGACACGGAAGACAACCAAAAGAACCGTGATGACCATACCCTATAATGCAACCAAAGATAGCTCACGGAAATATATCCGAGAAGCACTGCGGGAACAGGGGTTTGAGCCAACAACGGAAGAACTTACAGAGGTTGTCAATGCCGTGTATAAAAGTATGGATGCTATAGTACCTGGGCCAATGCACGTTATGCGTTGGATAAAGACACATGTTGGAAACTATATTCGTAATGGTGCTGCTTATGTTGAATGGACTACTCCATCAGGATTTGTAGTAAACCAAGTACGAAACAAGAAGGACGTAGAAAGAATGGAGCTACAGTTATTAGGTCGCACTCAACTGAGTGTTGGTGTTGGTGAGGGTAAACCTTGTCCAGCTAAACACCGATCTAGTACAGCACCAAATCTTATACATTCTTTAGATGCTTCCATATTGCACTGTTCTTTTCAACAGTTCGATGAACCATTCACAGTCATCCATGACTCGGTGCTTGCTAGAGCAGGAGACATGGGAACACTCAATAGACTTGTGCGAGAAACCTACCACAGGATATTCACGCAAGCCTGTTGGCTTACCAGATTTGGCGAAGCCATCCAAGCCTCAGAACCACCACCAATTGTCGGGACATTAGACCCTGACGTAGTAAACAATTCACCTTATTTTTTCTGTTAATGCACCATACATTATTTGATTCTTTCTTTTCACCACCTACAATAGTAGTTGTTTCTGAAGAGAGACTCCAAGCTGCTGAAAGGCAAGCTAAAGAAAGACAACTCAAGGCAGTTGAAGTTCGTATCTCTGAACTGTCTGAGTACAAAGAAACCCTATCAAAAGAGATCGCTGCACTACCATCTGCCAAATGACCACACACATAACCAATGAACCCGTATTGCTTGAAGGTTTTCAGGCAGTCCTCAAGCCAGGAGACTGGGGCTATAAGCTATCAGCCCTCTTGGATAAAGGTATTGTCGAACAACTTGAGACCGAACGTGAATCTGCCCTTGAATGGGCTAGAGGCAAGGCTAAGAACCCTAAGAGGGTCACAGTCAAGCCTGAGCCTTGGGAGGAACTGGAGAACCGTCCAGGTACCTATCAGGTACGATTCAGTTGGAAGGATGGCGACAAATACTTCCCTGTTGTCGTTGACACAGAAGGAACCACCATCACTGACAAAGACACCCCTGTTTACAGTGGTAGCAAAGTCAAGCTAGCTTTCTTCCAGAAACCATATGTCCTACCTACTGGTGACATAGGTACCTCATTAAAACTTAAAGCTATCCAAGTCGTTAGTCTTAACACTGGAGCTGGCGTTGTTGATGACGGTGACATGTCAGCAGAAGCTGCGACAGAACTCTTTGGAACCTCGAAAGGATTCAAAGTAGCTGAACCCAACGTAAGCGATGGGACACCATGTTCTGAGCAGGTTGACGAGGACTTCTAATGAGGAGCAACCTTGAAAGACAGGTTGCTGAATTACTAGATCAATTAAAAGTTGATTGGGCGTATGAATCTAATTGGTACCCTTATGTTATAGAACATAAATATATCCCTGACTTTAAGGTTGGGGATGTGTACCTAGAATGTAAGGGTTACTTCAAGCCAGCTGACAGGAGAAAAATGTTAGCTGTCAAACGTACTAATCCTAATTTAGATATTCGCTTTATATTTCAAGCACCTCATAATAAAATATCAAAACGATCAAAGACTACTTATTCCATGTGGGCTGAGAAACACGGCTTCCCATGGTGTACCTATTATGCAATCCCAACAAGCTGGCTTAAAGGGGGTTAGCCCTTTTGTCTATAGGTGTGGGGTAGAGACACTTACTGAAGATTTTAGTGAACTGAGAACTTGTCCAGACTACATAAATGGGACTTCTCAAGGTGGCCATGACCGTGGAAACTACCGAGTGCTAGAAGCTTATCCTAAATCTGAGGAAATTTTAACTGTTTATGTTAACAAGTTTCTTCAAGGTATTTATGACGGTGAGTTTGGGATCACTACTTCTTGGATTACACGATTAAATAAAGGGGATACTATTACACCCCATTGTCATCACAATAGTTTATACAGTGGTATATTATATTATGGTGACTATGATAATGATGTCTGTCCTTTAGAATTTCAGAATCCTATTACCCACACTATGAGATTCTGTCCTGAAGGGGCAGACAATCCTAAAGGCTTGGCAGTTCATGCTAATTGGTTAATATGGCCACGTCATAATTTATGTGCATTATGGCCTTCCCAGTTAACACATTCTGCCAAGGAACATAAGAGTAATGTTACAAGATACTCACTAGCATTTAACGTTGTTCCCAAAGGACACTTTGGCCATTATGATTCGCAATTAAATGCACAATGGATGAATTAAATGAAACTTCAGAGTTCTGTTATCACATTCCATGCCCTGTATGTGGCTCGTCCGATGCTAATAGCGTCTACGATGACGGACATACTTATTGCTTCGTATGTCATAGTAGGACAGATGGAGAAAACATACCACCATCATCAACCCGCACCACCGCTAGTAAAGTTATGATGAAAGGACACCCCGTTTATCTAAAGAAGCGGGGTTTAACCGAGGAAGTGTGCCGTAAGTTCCGTATTCATAAGGATGGAGATGTATTACGTTTCCATTACTTCGATAAATCGGGACATTTGGTAGCTGCTAAGGTAAAAACCAAAGACAAAGACTTCTATTGGGACGGTAAGAATACCGATCACCAATTATTTGGGCAAAATCTATTTCCAGACAAAGGGACAAGACTGACTCTTTATGAAGGTGAAATGGATGCAGCTTCAGGTTATGCTGCAATGCCCACATGGCCTCACATGTCCGTACCTAACGGTGCAGCTGGGGCTAAAAAAGACCTACAAAAAGTAATTGAACTCACACAAGGCTATGACGAAGTTGTTCTATTCTTTGATCATGACGAAGCTGGTATTAAGGCCGCAGAAGAATGCGCCTCACTTCTTAGACCAGGCCAAGTCAAGATTGCGAGGATGGAGAAATATAAAGATGCCTCCGATGCCCTTCAGCAAGGAGACATGGAAGCAATACGAAAAGCTATCTGGGACGCAAAAACGTACCGTCCTGATGGAATTGTTGAGGGCAAATCACTTTTAAATTTAGTTACTACACCAGAACCACCTTGCGCTTATGAGTACCCATTCAAAGGACTTAACGAGAAATTACACGGGATCAGGTATGGAACACTTACGACTATTACTGCGGGCACTGGAAGCGGAAAAACCAGCTTCTGTCGTTGTATCGCAGCTAACCTTCTCCAAAAGGGGGAACGAGTTGGGGTGTTGGAGCTTGAAGCATCTAATAGGAACACCGCCCTCGGACTAATGTCCACCTCGGTAGGTGAACCATTGCATATTGGAGAACATGACTCGAAAGAACTCAACACCGCCTTTGAGCGTACTATTGCCAATTGGAATCTCTATCTTTTTGATGGGTTTGGAAGTTATGATCCTGATATCATATACTCTCGAATTGAATTTCTCGCCACAGGATTGGAGTGCCGTATTATATTCCTAGACCATTTATCCATTTTATTAAGTGGATTGGACGGGGATGAAAGGCGTATGATTGATATGACTATGACCAGATTACGATCATTAGTTGAACGTACAGGCATAGCATTATTTCTGGTATCACACTTAAAACGACCTAACACCACTGACAAATCACATGAGGAGGGAGCAAGAGTTACACTTGGACAACTCCGTGGAAGTCAGGCGATTGCTCAACTTTCTGACACAGTTATTTCACTCGAAAGGAATCAGCAAGCCTCAGATGTACGAGCTTCTACGACTGTTAGAGTCCTCAAAAACCGCTATTCAGGCGAAACTGGCCCGTGCTCAACATTAAATTATGACCTAAACACATGCCGATTCAATGAAATTACGACCACACATGGAGACAGCAAACCTTTCAATCCAAACACAGATTTCTAAACACGAAGTAGTTCACAAATCAGAACTATCACGTTTAGATAGACCGAACCCTCCAACACAAGAGGCAGTTCGCAAAGCACAATTTGTTGACAAAACCTATTCATGGAAAAAACGCTCAACCTAGCTTTCGATTTAGAAGCTAATGGGCTTGATGCTACTCGGATACACTGTATTGTTACTCAAGACATAGACTCAGGTCTTGTAGAAGAATACAATGATGAACCGTATGGAGATGGAACCTTTAACATAAAGGAGGATGCTCCCATGAAGAGCAGTTATTCCATCTGCAACGGACTTAGTGCATTAATGTGTGCCAACAACATCGTGTCCCATAACGGGATAGCGTATGATGTAGCTCAGGCACAGAAGCTTTATCCTTTTTTCAGGGAGCTAAACACCAAACACTGGGACACTCTTATTCTTAGCCGTTTCTATTATCCAAACCTATTGGAAATTGATCTAAGAAGGAAATGGCCTGGGATGCCAGCCAAACTCTATGGATCACACGGCCTTGAAGCATATGGGTATAGACTCAAGTGTTATAAAGGTGATTATGGTAAGACCACAGACTGGGCTGAATGGACCCCAGAAATGCAGGAATACTGCAAACAAGATGTCGCTGTTTTAGTTAAACTATGGAAACATTTCCAAAAATTCCTGAACCCATCATCCTAGAGCATATGCTTGCTGAGGTGATGCAAGACCAGAAAAGAACTGGTTGGCCCTTCGATGTACAGAAGGCTCAGGAACTAGAGAACACACTGTTGAATCGTTTAGAAGAGTTAAGACAAAGCACATACAAGATATGTACATTTGTCCCTGGAAATCTCTTTACACCAAAACGTGACAACAAAACCCAAGGCTACTATAAGGGTGCTGAAATGCAACGCCTTAAGGATTTCAATCCTAGTAGTAGAGAACACATTGCTTGGTGGTTTAAAACCTTCCAAGGATGGAAACCAATTAAACTAACTCCAACTGGTAAGCCAGTAATTGATGAGGTAGTATTAAAAGAAATTGGTACTAAAGAAGCGTTGATCTTCCTAGAAATTCTAGTTACACAGAAGAAACTAGGGATGCTGTCACAAGGACAGAACGCATGGTTGAAGTTGGTCAAGAATGGCAGACTTCACC